GGCAATTACCAATTGCCATAATCGTCTTCCCGGGTGTCCCTGTTAAGGGACGTTTGGAAAACGATATCATTTTGTTTGCGGTTGCCCGCACGGAGAGTTGTAAACTCCGTCCATGAATTTAATTCATGGTGAACATGAGTGATTCGGGTCAAGCACGTTCTGCTAACAGGTCGACCAGGGTTTGATATTACGTTCATAGGAAGAACCTAGTAAACAGAATACCTACGATCTGTGGCCTGAGGGCGTGAACGGGTGCTTAGACCCACACACTTCTGTGTTCCAGTGGAGCCCTAGGTATGGAAAAAAGGTCTTGATACTTCTTGTAAAAAGAGAACCTATTCCGTACCGCCAAGGCGTCCCACGGTCTCACAATCAACAACCCTGCGAGGGGAGGTTGATAAGAAGCTAAGCTGAGAGGGACCTAAGAGGTCTCCAGGACTTTGCCTCATGATGAGAGTTATGAGACTATACGATTGATAACCGTATGGTGACCCACGTGGCGGGTGGAAAGGGTAGTGTTAACACTATGACATCTGACCGAAGGCGGGGACGTGTACTCCTGAGTTGCCCAAACCAATAACACCGACTGGTTTACCATAGGGATAGTTGACGGGCATGTAAAATCTAATTTGGGCAGAACAGAGACTCTCTGTTAAACTTACTCTGGGATTTAGATGCACAGCTATCACAAGCAAAGGCAAACATCCGTTTGGCTAGTCCCCAGGGATGTCCCTGTGGTCTAACCCATTGTAAGAGAGAGGGGAGTACCCACTCCTATAATCCTGGATACCTACTTATCAAGGTGGGTATCTGGCATATTCCATGCCTTAAGATTACAACAATTGGTTGTTTTCCTTATTATGGATAGGGGACCAACTTTTCCTTTATGGTATGTCCTTCGGGGTGAAGTATAGAATACGTGCCTGCTAGCAAATAAGGCCAACGTGAATGTAGTACTAGATACATAAATCTTGTTATATTTTAAATACTGTATCAAAGCGGAGCTCTGGATATAATAAGTAAAGGTATACAACTGAAGATTTAGGTTGTATATGCGTACTACAAGGACCGTATAGTGAGATACATTACGGTTCACGGGATTTACCTGCCGAAGACAGAACTTCCTAACCTATACTTACAGCAAACATATCATATTGGTAGAGGTACTAACCCTTACCCTTATGAAGCATATAATATGTGAAATATTATACTCTGTTCACTTTAAATACGAATTAGAAAACTACAAACATTTTCATGTTCTTAAATATAGGTCTATTGCCTGATGCACTTTTGGTAATCACCTGTATAATATGTTTACTTCATCCCTTTGTATGGTTCCCCAAAAAGGACCTACGAGGGGAGAGAATTGCTTCTCAGAAGTGAATGTCTTATAAAGAGTTACCTAGGTATATCACGGTAATAGAAAACCTGTTCCTTCGAGATCGGATCTCTTCTGAAAAGAAGTGACCTGGTTTCAGAAGGTTACTAGGACCTATAATGAAGATGTGGAAACTGTCTGGTATTACTTTTACTATCAGCTATTGATCTGAAGTGATGAGGCTTGTAATCTGCTATGTAGATGAACGTAACAGATTTACACCTTCTCACAGCATATGGGTGAAAACTCATAGAGGGAGACGTTCCCTTTCTTCCTTTGCAGGATTGCCAATGTGTTTACCTATCAGGATAAAAGCACTTTGTCTTCGTGTGAAGAAAGGAATTGCATCTGGATCACTATCCAGAGGGGACCTCGTTCTGTTTAAATTGTTGCTTACTGTTCTCTCATTCTTCAGAGCCACTTCTCCTGAATGGGCTGAGGTGAAGAAGTCGACAATCACTAGCCCTTTTACAGGGACGTGTGCGACACTTCCAGCCAAATCCATTGAAGCGGCTTTGAAATCTATGGGGTGAAACGGTAAGAAAGGTACTCTGTTTAAATCAAAACCTAGTATCTTTCAATTTTCACAGAAGGCGGGTCCAAACGCCAATCTAGCAATACTTGGTATTGGTATAGACTTGCTGGGATGAATGCTGCGACCTGGGAGTTACATTCAGTACTGTAAAATGTGTTACTCACGTGGGTACTGGGTGCTTTTAAACACCTTTGTCGTTTGTTCTGTTCTACTTCTACCCGTGGCTATTGTGTTCTATCTCATAGATCACAAACCTTGGTTAGGCCGCATTGCGGTCCTACCTGAGGCTCGGGGAAAACGTCGTCTGATTGGAATTACCGATTGATGAACGCAAGTACTCCTAAGACCTCTGCATGACGACATTTATGCTTTCTTGGGCAGGGTTGCCCAGGATGGTACGAATGACCAATCTAAACCGATTATAGCATTGCTTAAAGGGTTAGATGTAAAATGTGCTGTCAAAACAGGAGGAAAGAGGCTGCAATCAATGGATCTTTCCGCTGCGACGGACCGCCTTCCCGTTGTTCTACAAGAGCAGATCCTGAACATCCTCGGATTCGAAGGTACAACTTGGAAACGTGTACTGGATCGTGAGTGAGACCTTTCACGGGAAACTGTCAGATATTCTGTCGGTCAGCCCATGGGAGCATACAGCTCATTTGCGTGTCTCGCACTAACACATCATGTGATTGTTAGAGTGGCTTCAATTCGAGCAGGTGTCAACCCTGGGAGATTGCTTTATGCAGTCCTTGGGGATGACGGTGCTCTTGCACACGATAAGGTGGCAAAGTACTATCGTGATATCTTTATGCAATTGGGTATGGAGATTAATCCGATAAAAGGCTTTGATGGAACAGTATTGGAGTTCGCCAAACAGCTTTGAACTATCAATGGTTACAACATATCTCCACTTGGTGCCAAAAACATCTTACTTTTTATGCGAAATGTCGAATTCCTGCCATCTATCATCTATGAGTTAGTAGTTAAGCGTTTTCCACTCTTCAAACTTGAGAAGAAGGCAAGAGCCTTGCTTAATAAGGTTGGAGTTGTTGATTATGCTAACTACAGGAACTGAAAGAGAAGCGCTGACGGAGCTCGTGCATTGCCACTTATTAACTTTACTGCCTTAGAGCGTCTAGTCTTGAAACTCTTTTTCCAAAAGAGAGTCAAGAAAAACGGCCAGTTTGTAACAGTTCGGGTTGATCCCGATGCTTTACCGACTGACAGCAACTTTGGTACATTAGTTAGAGTGCGCATTAGGGTATTGATGGCAATTGGACCGAGAAGTGGACTATGGTACTTGGATAAGAAAGTTACTGAGTGAATGTTTGGTTCTTTCTTTGATGGTTTCTGACGTCAACAATTCATCGCCGCTGTTACGTACTGGAAGTTTTGAATTAAACCTCCTCATACGATATTACGCTGAGTGAAAAATGATGCAGAACCAACAATTGGAGAAGCTATCCATACATTCAGACGGGAACTTCTTCTCTTAGGTACATATCTAGGTGTCCTGGTAAGGATTCCTTGGACGTATGTACCCAATTGACAGTCTTGGGAGGATGGAGAAATTCGTCTACCTTTGACTAGAAGTGATTGGCCCATTGTTCATCCACTTATGAATTTCATGTACTCTTACATTGCAGTAGTAGTACCTGTTATTCCAAATCTATTCGTGAGGTTCTTAAAACAACTTCAAAAAGTAATTACAGGCCTGGTGCTCATTATACGCTGACGGACTCTAGAGTATTTACGTATTATGACAATACGTAAAGAAACAGATCTTCGTTGGTGTATAGTGGTACTAAGCTTCTTTCTATGTTCTACGTGGCCTGTGATGATCTTTAATACAATAATCATTGTAACAATACATGAATTCATGTATTGTGACTGATTTTCACAAGCCATTAGAATGTCGATCCATAGCACACGCGGTTATTCCTATTGACCAGCCTACGATCCAATGAGTTCATCTGTTACAACCTTGGAAAAGGTTGCTGACAAGGTGAAATTAGAGGATAGTGGGGCGTATCGAAGTTTGATGCGTATGTGTTCTGGACGTCCGTTTGTCCACAAATTCTTACTTAATCGTGAGAAAGCGGGGATAGAACGGAAGAAAGTAGTAACTAAATCTTCAAGGAATAGTAAGCGAGGAGTGGTGATCACCACCCCTATTCCCAAGTGTAGTAAGCGAGGAGGGGTGATCACCCCCCCTACACTTGTTTAGCATTGGGAACCTTCCGATTTCGATTGGGCAGGAACTGTACACCACAGTATAAAAGGTGTATCTGTTTTAAAGTTTCGTTACCAGTGATGGTAGCGACACTCCTCTTACGAGGACCCGTAGAACAGATTAGGGATGGT